GTCCCCTTTTGTTTTTTATTTATGCTTTCCTTATTGAGGAATATTTGATAACTGAATCAGTTGGTAATATTCTCTAGCACCAAACAGATGATTATGGATCGCATATCTACTCATCAAACCAACCGTTGGATGGAATGAATTTTCAAATACTGCTCTACTTGCCAGTAGTTGAATATAAGGTAGATAAATTACACCTGTGTCATATTCCGACGGACCTTTGTAACCAACAATAAGTTGATCTCTACTTTCAAAGGTATCTCTGTAAACAACCAATCTACCATCAAGTGAACCAATTCTGGAAACACCTGTTGGTTGAGTTGTTACATCACCGGGAACAGGAGCAATAGCAAAAGCCGCTAGTGTTTCAAGAATGGCAACTGCTCTTGGACTACCCACAATCCAATTACCACTACCACGTCTTGTATTGATAGCAATGTCTTGAGTTCTTCTGATTATGTTATGATATAGTTCTCTATATCTTTCCATTTCCCATCTACCCTTGACCCCTTGTGCCGATGCAAGGAAATCCCATGTGGTATCATACCCTGAAACCCCTCTTACAGTAGCATCAATAGCAGCAATAAGCTCTCTATCAATTTCCTGAGTGATTTCATAAGCAAGAATATCCATCATTTCTTCTTCAAGATTCAATCCATGCATAGCTTTAAGGTCTTGAGCAATCTCAAGTGACCATCTGCTTCTCAACTTTCTAGTTTTAGCCTCTACTTGCGTTTTCTCAACTGTCAGGTTGACTTCGCGAATATGATTACCAGTACCCAAACCAAGACCAATATCATTACCAACACCAACACCTGCTTTTGAGCCAAGTGCTTCACCTGCTGATGTGATATAAGACCCTGAATAGGTAGAGTCAATGTTATTATAACCCAACTCTGTCTGATTAGCAACATAAGTTCCAAATGTATTACCTGCTCTAAATCTCAGAGCAAAAGCAAGTCCAACAGGCCCCGTCAATGGTTGAACACCAACCAATTGATGTGCTACCAGTTCAGGGAAAGTTCTTCTAACCATAGGCACTGCAATTTTATGAAACATACCGGATGTAGGATAAGTAGCACCATCAATACCTCTACCATCTCCTGTACCCAATGAATCTGCACCTGTTCCCCAACCTGTAGTTTCCATAAGGAAATTATGTTGGTTCTCAAGCATAATTGCTGTGCTTTTTTTAACTCTATCAGACTCAATGTTTTTGCCTTCCTTAAGAACAGCATCCCATTTTTTAACTAAGTCTCTAATATTCATAATAGTCTTCCCTCCTGTTTAATTTAATACTCTTAACAGAATTTTTTTTACAGTTTGTTTTCTTTTAATACGTTAAGATATCTATTAAGATGTAAATTAAAAGGATTATCTTTGTCTTCATCCAGATCGTTTTCTTCTGTTAGGACTTTTCCTTTTCCTTTTTTACCTTCGTCCATATCTTCATCATCATCATCGTCTTCTTCTTTTTCTTTCTTTTTTTTCTTTTTCTTCATGTCTTCATCATCATCATCGTCTTCATCATCATCATCATCATTATTTTTACTGTATGCTTCGACAATGATATCAAACTTTCTGTCAATTTCATTTCTGTCTTTGACACCCTCTAACATTTGCATAACATGAGTAGCCTGTTCTAATGTAAGACCATCACTCTTTTTGCGAATGTAAAGTTCTGCTGCCAATTCTTGAGCATCACCTTTGACCTCAAGTTTATCTGCAATTGATTCATCCAACTGTGATCTTAGGGATTGAATTTCAGCCTTGGCTTCTTTTAATAGAGCCTTAACTTCTTCATCCAATAATCCTTCATCAACACCAAGTCTGACTTTAAATTGCTCAATCAGATCAGAGTAAAGTTCACCCTTTCTTGCAAACTCAAGAACTTTATCAGGAATCGTCATTTGTTCATCAAGAATTTCATCTACAAAATTACTAAATTTTGAAGTTATATCTTCTTTATAAGCATCAAATTTTTCCTCATATTGTTCAATAAGCTTGTCCTTCTCTGCTTTAAGCATTTCATCAACTGCTTCCTTGGCTTTTAAGCTAATCAAAGTTTCTAGCTTGTCTTTGATTGCTCCCTGTTCTTTTTCATCCAATTTCTGGATACCAAGCATTTCAAGAAGTTTATCCATAAGCTTTAACCCTCCT